AGTTTGCGACAAGGTACATATTTCTCACACACAAACACTATCGAAAGTGAATGTATTTTTATTATATAGTAAAATACTTTCATTTTCAATAGTTTATTCAAAATAAATTATAAAAAATGGAGGTATTTTATTATGGAAAGAAAAAACAAAAAAACAAAATCAGTTGGAAATGGAGAAGGTTCATTATATTATAGTGAAACACTAAAATGTTGGATATTTCAATATGTATATAATGGAAAAAGAAAAACTTTAAAACAAAGAAAAAATGAACAAAGTAGAGAATTTAAAAAAAGAGTAACAAATTTAAAAAGTAGTTTAGATAACGGAAACTACATTGAGACTAATAAAGATACTCTACTTATGATTTTAGAAAGGTTTATTGAACAAAAAAATAAAGATGGAATAACATCTGATAGAACATATCTAAGAGATACAAATACATTAGAACAAATCAAAAAAACCTGTAATAGTTGGATTAATAAGCCTATTCAAAAAGTAACTGTTGAAAATATTGAAGACTCTAAAGAAGATATGAGAAAATATTCTAATAGTACTATTGATAAAATATGGATTCTGTTGAAAAAAGGTTTTAAAATAGCTTACTCTCGTAGAAAAATTTCTTATAATATAATGGAAGATGAAACACTTACAAAACCCATCTCCACAAAAGCACCTCGAGTTGTTACATCTTTGTCTAAAGTTGAGGAAAATAAATTACTTAAAATTTTGACTTCAACAGTTCACAAATATAATGATATTCTTCTATTACAGTTATATACTGGTATGCGAATTGGTGAAGTATTGGCTCTGTCAAAGGATTGTATCAATTTAAAAAATAATACTATTACAGTATATAGAACAATTACAAGAGATAAACATGATAAAGTCATTTTAGGAACTCACACAAAAACCTATGACAAGAAAAATGGAATAGATAAAGGGAAAAGAACATTCCCTATGAAAACTAATGTTAGGAAAATTATTCAAAAACTATATTCAGATAAAATTACTAATATAAATAATTTATTATTTTGGGACTATAATAGAAACTTTTTTATAACAGATGGAGAAATCAATTGTTATCTAACAAGATTAAATGCAAAATATAAAATATTAGAAAATCAAAATGAAACTTTATCTACTCACAGATTAAGACATACATTCGTTACAAGATGTCAAGAAAATGGACTAAATTTACCTGTTATTCAAAAATTAGTCGGGCATATTGAAGGAAGTAAAATAACTAATAACATTTATACCGATATTTCTTTTGATTTTATAGCTCAGGAACTTAAAAAAATTAAATAACCTCTCTACTGCATTACTACTGCATTAATTTAAATATATAAAACCATATAAAATACTGATTTATCAACACTTATATGGTTTTTATTTTTGGAGCTTACAACCATTTTAAAATAATTTCTGTAAATTCTCAAATATAATACACAACCGTATACTTAGTGTTTTAAGCAAATTAAACTTTTAATAAATTTCTGATATGTTTATAGAACTTTTTCTATTGCATTATTTATTGCATTACTTTATCATTTGATTTACAATATTTACTCTAACCAAGTTTGAAACTTTATTAAAAGTTTTGTTAAATATCCTTATTATTATTTTTTCTTTCCAATTTAATTCTTTCGTTACTCCATTTAATGTTATTTCTTTTGTTTCTTTCATCAACAATCCCTTCCTTTGCAAATATTTTTTATTATTTGCAGTAAAGAAGTTATATTTCTTCCTTATTATACCCTTTTCATTATTTTTTGTAAATACCTTACATCCGTTTTTCATTTATTACTTCATTTTCTACTACATTTTCTTCGACAATTTTCATTTTATACTCCTGTTATTTATTTCATCCGACGTCTTTTGATGTAATTATTGTATACTAGTTTTTACCAAAATGTTTAAACGTTTTATGAAAGTGCCTTTTTCTTTTATGAAAGTCATATTTTGTCGAATTTTGGGTTTTACACTAAAAAAAACTACATCTATTGTAAATCTATGTTTTCAGTATTGTATAAGTCTGTTATTTTCTTACCCAAATTTTCTGCTATTACTAACATTTCTATAAATAATATTTTATCTACATCTTCTTCTATTTCTGCTAGTCTATGTCTTTCTATTCCTGTTTCTTCTGATAATTCTCTTAGTGATATCCCCATACTTTCTCTTATTTCTTTTATTTTTAATTCTACAATCATTTAAAAACACCTCTAGCTTTATTATTGCTAGAGATGTTTTACATTATTCACTTTCATTTGCTATTTTTATTATTTTCTTGAATCTTCTTGTTTTTGACATTGCTTTTAAACTTTCTGATGATAATACCAAATAATATTTTAGTAGTCTATTATACTCTTCCTCATCTTTTACTTTTAATATTTTTATCATTTGTAGTGATTTGTTATATGCTTCTTTCATATTTCATCACCTCTACATAGATTATAGCACATTATGTTAAATTAGTGTGTCGAATGAGGTCGATATTATAAATTTATTTTTTGTTGATATTTCAGCGAAAATTAACTCTTCAAAATCAATTTTAAGCCGTTTTATTTTTTAATTAATGTAATTATATACCTTGATTTTTAGTAGTTTTTTATATTTTTACATTTTATAACATGTTTCGACAACATTTCTATTTTTCTTATGATATAATGTGAAAAAAGGAGGGGTTTTTCTATGGAAGATAATAAAGAGAAGTTAATAACTGAATTATTTAATGTCGTTAAAGAAACATTAAATATGTATAGTATTAGGGCTGAAATTACAAATGGTCAAAATTATGTTGATATTCATGATTTAAAAGAACTTACAACAAACGATAGTCAAGGGATACGAATAAGATTCGAAAAATTAGATAACAAATACAAATTAACCCAATATTCAATTAACAAACAGTATGATGCAAATATAGAAATTATCAACTCTCTTATTAAAAAAATTGTTACTTAAAATTGTCAAGGAGCCTTTCAGCTCCTTTTTTATATTTTTGTACAATAACTTAATGCAATCCACCCACTTGGAGTTAATCCAAATCCATTTTGAATTTTAGTAACTGTTGTTACTACTCCACATTTTAATCCATTAGTATATTGCTTTCCTAATTTTTTATTTTGATATCTTGCATTAGCTGTTATTTGTTTATAACTTTTTGTTTTATAGTTTGTTCTTGGTCCTTTACAAACATTTAGTACATTTGCATTAATTTTATATACTTTCAAAAACGCAAAAAGAGGTAAATTGAAATTAATCAACTTACCTCTTCTTTTTATCTAACTCCACCTGTCCATTTAGCAAATCCTATCTTGTAATTATTTGTTCCGTCTATTTTATATCTTACCATTGGTCTATTATTAAATATTCCAAAACAATCACATTCTTCATATGGACTTAAACTTCCTATTACTTTTGTTAAGCTTGTATCTGCATATATAATTTCTTTTGTTGAACCATTCTTATATCTTCTCACTGGCTCATCACTCCCTTCAACTTTTGGTACTGCTACAGTAGTTGTAGCTTGTCCTAATTTATTTGCTACATCATTTTTGAATTTTATCCATTCTTGTTCATTTCTTACATAATATCTTGGACATTCTTTTCCTGTTACATCATAATGTCTTATAATTGCGTCTATACCTAAATTATATCTTTTACATATATCTGCACATAATTCTACTAAACTATTATATGTATTGTCATTGAACTTTCCGTCCCAGTCTGGATGACAGTCTTCTATTCCTATTGATTTTCTATTCATACTATATGAACCTGAATGATAAGCTATTTCATCCTCTGGAATACATTTTATTATTTCTCCATTCAATCCTATTACATAATGGCTTGAAGCATATGTTTTATGTGTAATTCTTAGATTTTCAAAGTAGTTTCTATTTGCTATTGCTGAACTTCCTGCATTTCCAACCCAATGTACCACTATGTTTTTTATTGTCCCTTGTTTTTCTCCACATCTACTATATGGATTTATTGTTAATAATCTTTCTTCTATATTATTCATTTGCTTCACCCCTTGTATCTTCTTCGGCTAATTCCATTGTTTCTACAATTTCTTTTTCCATGGTTTATTCCTCCTTATTATTTATTGCTTTTTGTCCTAACAAATATGTTCCAATAACTCCTTGTACTACTGCAATAACTTGTACTATTTGTATTGCACATGGTATTGTTATTCCATCAACTGCATTTATTCCAGCTACTAATGCACTCACTATTGCTAATATATTTGTTAAATACTTTGCTATTGTTTTTAATTTTTCCATATCGTCTCACCTCCTACTTTAAACCTAATTTCATATATATAAGCCCTAATATTACAGCCAAAACAGAATAAAATATATAATCTACTAGTTTGTCCCATTTCTTACTTTTTTCTTTGTCTATTTCTGAAACATTACTATCTAACTTTTGGTCTATCTTCTCTACTGCCGATTCTACTTTTCCCATTCTATAATCCATTTTTTCCATTATAGAATATGTTTTTTCAAGTTTATCAATTCTTTCGTCATGGTCTCCTATTCTCTTTGTGTTTGACTTTTCTCGTTCTTCTAAGTGTGCTACTTTTTCAATTAATTCTGTATCTTGCACTATATTACACCTCTCTCTATGTAGTTTTTACATATTCTAATATTACTGTCATCTTTGAACATGTTTGTTCAAGACCTTTTTCTATTCTTATAGTCTTAGCAGACAAATCTATGTCTCTTATTTCCCATCTCCAACTTGATGCAGCAGAAGAATTTGATGTTGCTGTACTTGGTAACATTTGTAATATTCCATCTCTTCTTACTATAATTCCTGTTATTGATGTAAATAAACTTACATTGTTCACATTATATGCTAAAACATAAGCATTATTAGAAAATGTTGGATTACTGATATTAAATACTTTCCTGTAAATTGCTTTACCATCTATCCAAGTTTTATCTGTTTTTACTTCATTTGTTGAATACTTATCTTGTGTTGTTATTTTTCCTGTCGTTCCGTTACCTTTTGTATAAGTTATCGTATTTTCTGAAACAGATAAGTTTTTTATATATGTTGTATTTATTTGTTGTCCTCCACTATCTTGAGTTGCTTTTGTTGCTGTAGCAGAGTTTCCTGTACAATTTAATGCTGTTGTTGCTGCTCCTCCTGCACTACTAGCCCCTGCATAATTATGAGTATGATTCGATGAAGCTTTTCCAGACAATGCTGTATTCAATACTTTATTTTGAACTGGGTTAGTACTTGTTGAACTTAATGCTGTATCAATAGTAATCTTATTTGCTCCTGTTGCTATTCCATCTAATTTAGTTTTGTCTGAACTTGACATTAATCCTGATGCTGTTGTAGTTGCATTTGAATATGTTGTATTTGTATCTGTAAATTTTGCGTCTGTGGGTACTTGCTTTCCGACAGTTACCTCTACCCAAGCTCCCCATGTTCCATTTACTTTTGCTCTCATATATTTGCTAATCACATTTGCTGATGTACTTTCTGTAAATTGATATACTTCTTGAATGACATAATTTGAATTATGTGCAATAACATTTCCCATAAACCATACATTACCAGTAATTGGAGCATTAGCAATTCCACATCCCATATACCATCCATTTGTAGTTGCATTATTCCAATCTGCAACACTATTACATACTGATGGAACATGTGTACCATGATTAGTATTTGCCTTACCTGCTAAAGCTGAATATATAATTTTATTTTGAATAGGATTTGTACTTGAATCACTTAATGATGAGTCTACAATAGTCTTATTTGCCCCTTCACTTATGCCATCAATTTTCTTTTTATCATTTGAACTCATTAATCCATTTACTGATGTAGTAGCAACTGCATAAGTAGTATCTGTGAATTTAGCATTTGTAGGAACGTTACTCTCAACTGTATGGTTATTTACTTTTTCGGCATTATCAACTATTCCATTATTATTAGTATCATATACAGAAGCTAGCATATCTCCACTGCCTTTTCCATTTGCACCATTATATACTTTAAATTCTGTTGTGGTATTATTAGTAAATGTAATTAGATATGTATCATATTGACCTGCTGAATGAGAACCCTCTTTTAATGTAATACTTTTTATTCCATTTCCATTTGGTCCAGTGTCTCCTTTATCCCCTTTGTCTCCTTTAGGAAGAACAAGATTTAGAATTTGATTTGGAGTATTTCCTACTATGCTGGCTTGAGCATTTTCTCCTTTTATAACATTTCCTATTGTTAAAATATTAGCTTTTCCATTAAAATCGCCATTCTCTACTTTTGTTTTTAATTCAGTTATATATTTTTCTCTTTTATTCTCTTGTCTCTGTCTAATTTCTTCATTTTGATTGCGTTTTTCTTCATTTTCATTTCTAACAATCTCATTTTCTACTCTTAATTTTTCTTGACTACTTCTTTCTATTTCTGATTCTTGTCTATTTTGCTCATTTTGTTGTCTTGTAGACTCAGAATTTATAACATAAGTATCTATTTTGTCCCAATTTTCATTTAAAGATTTAGTTATATCAAATAAATTTGTATTTGTTTCTGGATTATCATGTTTAAATAATTTTAAATTTGTTGTTTCACTCATTGAAGCACCTCCTATTTATATCCTATTATTTTTGTAATTTTTGGTTTGTAATATGTATTATTAACACTTAATGCTTGCTCTGTAGAGTTTATTGCTAATGTTGTATTTTTTAATATTGTCACAGTTTTATTTACTATTTTGAAAATAATTGAACTTGGTACGTAATAACTTTCTGATGTTTCTGTATCAAGAATACAATTTAATTTTTTATTACTTGGTTCTAAAAATACAAATGTTGAATATATTGTATATCCTGTTACCTCTACAAGTATTTTTTTATATTTTGATATGTCATCATTTATTGTCCCAGTTCCTGTAAATATTCCATTTGAATTATTGTATAGCACTGTTCCATCAATCCTAGAATTTACAGCTGTATTTTTTGAATTAATATCACTTTCAATATTATCTTGTATTTTATTTAAATTCGTATCATTTATAGCTGGTTGTCCATTATTTTTAAAAGTAATTTTAGTCATCTATTTTACCTCCTTCAATTGTTTTTTTAGTTCTTCAACTTCTTGTGATAATTCTTGTATCGCTTTACAACATAAACTTGTGAATGAATAATTATCCACTCCTTGATTATCTGTACTTGTTACTTCTTTTGAGTAATTATAGTTATCTCCAATTACAAATCCTATGTGCTTCTTATCTGTATCTTTTTCTGTTTTTAAGTTATATTTATAAATGTCTATATTTTTTATTGTTTCTAGTGCATTATCTTTGAGTTTTTCAAAATTCTTTTTGCTTTCTTCTTTTGATGTTTGTGTCAATGTAGGTGTTGTTATTCCAGTATTAAGTATAGTTGTTGAACCACCTTGTCCATCTACATAAATTGCAGATTTTGAGCTTCCAGCTTGTAAATCAATTCTATTACCAGAAGAATTAACTATCCCAATCCCAACTGGTTGTATATATGTAAAATTATTTGAATCATTTTCCTCTACTCTAAATAAATCGTTTGCTGTTCCTTTTCCTTTTATTTTAAGTTTGCCACTTGAGGTCAACTCAAAGAAATCTCCATTTTTTATAGTTGCACTTGTACAACTCATATTTCCATTACTATCAACATTAAAATTTTTACTTGATATTGCCATATTGTCTGTTAAATTTAATATTTTTCCGTTTAAGGCTGATTTTGTCTGCTTCAATACTAATTTGTTCAGCACTTTGATTAATTTTTGAAATAATTTCATTTTCATCTACCTTCTTTTTGACTTCTAAATTTATTTCCTGTGCTGTTTGTTCTATGCTTGAGTTCATTTCAACTCTAGTTGCAAATACATCCGTGTAGTCACTCTTTATAGCCCATTTTGCTTTTATTTTTGCTGTATAATTTTGAATAGTTATTGTATTATTTCCTTCTTTTAGTAATATTTCAAATTTACCTAAAGCTTCTACAGTTTCTTTGGTTTTTGTTGTTCCATCTTCGTTTACTCTTCTTATTACTTTTGCTTCTCCATCTTCTAATACATATTCATCACATATTTCACTGTTTTGTCTTAATACGTCTAATACACCTAATTCATAAGTAGTTTGATTATTATCTTTATCAATTACTACTATTCTGCTATCTCCAAATGGATATAAGTTATCACCTGGTGATAATGTGTCTCCTGGATATAAATACTTAAATACTGTATTGTTTCCATATATATGTAGCTCTAGCAGTCTTCCTTTTATACAATTTTCTAATATAACTGTATTTATCCCTTCTATATCGTTTGTTAAATCCTCTATATCCGATATTCTTTGATATATTCCATTTATATCTTGCTCATGCTTTGTTATTTTTTTAGAATTTTCAGTTGTTTCTTCAACTAACTGTTTAATTGTCCCTTCTGCTTGGTCTATTCTGCTTTGAACTCGTCTATTTACAACTTTTTGGCTTTCCTTTTTTACAGTTGTTTCTTCTTTTTGTTTGATTTGTATTTTACTTGATATTTGTGCTATAAATTTTCCTTCTAATGACATTTCACCTTGATAAATAACATTTTTACCGTCTATAACAATTTTGTCTCCAATATCTATTGCTGGATCTATTACTGTTTTCCCTTCAAAGGTATTTGCTGTTAAGCCATTTATTTTGTCATAAATTTTTTGAATTTGTTCTTCATCAACAATGTACATATTTTCTTGATTAATCCAAAGATTGTTTCTTGTATCATCTCCAAATTTAAAACTTCTCACACTATCTTCATAAGATACTTTTGATATTTTAAATTCTTCGCCCCACTTATATTCTCCAAACATCTCAAGTGGAATTTCTGTTTCATCTTGATAAAATTCTCTAAAACATAATTTTCCTTCTCTATCAATACAAGCAAAACAACCAGCACTTTCAGCAATATAACTTAGATATTCTCTTGCAGTTACAGTATTGTCATAGACAGAGACCTTTTTATCTAAATTTAAAAAAGAAGTAGAACCCAATTCTACTCCTGCTTTATTACAGATATCTTGTGCAACTTGTAAAAGAGTTGCTTCGCCTTTTGATATTAATTCACTACCATCGTAATTAAACTCAAATTTAATCATATTATCTAGTGCTTTTATTGTTATTGTATTATCATCATTGTCTGTGTAATCATCTACATTATAGACTCCGTATTGGTATCATTTCGAAACTACTATCATTTTTGGTTAGGCTCTTGACTGGTATTCCATTTAATGTTCCAACCATCATTGCATTTACTTCTGATACTGTTAATGCGTGATTTATTAAAATGCCATATTCCACTCTTATTTTTGAAAGAGTTTCTGGCATTTTATCTTTATATAATTTCATTTCAATGTATTGACTTGGTGTACCACCTAGACAAAATTCTTCTTCAAATGCATTGCCACCCTTTTTAAATTCCAAAATATAATCTGGATTTATTAGTGTATCGTCTATATAAATGTTCATTGCACAAACTGGGTTTTCATATATATTTTGTTTCCATTTTTTACTTGTTTCGTACATTAACTCAACCCCTTTGCTTTATTTACTGTTGCTTTTTGCTGTGCTGTTAATTCTTTTTGCATCAAATTAAAAGACACTTTCCATTTTGATTTGGAAGTGTCTTCATCATTACCTGTTTTATGCATTTCACTTGTTCTTTTACTTACTCTGAATTTGGCATTTTCTAACATACCACCTTGAACCGATGGACATTTTACTGTTACTATCATCGGATTTTGGTATGTTGCTTGCAAAAGTTCTTCTGCTTCATCTTCTGATAAGTAATCCCAAGTCATTTCAAGCTTTAGCATTCCGATTGCTATTGGGTTATCTATTAATGCTCCTGTTACTTTTGATGTATAACTATCATTGTCTGTGTCTTCTATATTGTCTTTATATGTACTTGGTGTTTTCATTAATTTACCATTTAATTTCCATAACATAATTTCTATCCTCCTACTAAAGCTTCTATGTCTTTTCCTGTTCTTCTTGTTCTATCTCTTAAATCTTCTAACAATATTTGTCCTAATTTCTTATTTCCTACATTTACTGTCAAATATATTGGTCTATCGTTATTATTTCCACTATAATTAGACAATACATCTTCAAACGTATCTCTCATTATACTTTGCGGTGTTACAATTTCTGGATTCGTTTTAGCTCCTGAATATTCTCCACCTAATATTGTCGTTGCTTCTGTTAAAACTCCTCCTTTGGCTAGTCTTGGTAATGAAATTGTACTGATCTGCAAATTAATTGGATTTAATCCTATTAATGAGCCTACTGCATTTGCTACTTTACTTATTCCACTTAATAATTTATTAATTCCTCTAATAGTTCCATTTACAAATCCTTCTATGCCACCTAAAATTGAATTTACAACATTTCGAATAGTATTCCATATTCCATTCCATACATTTGTTACGACTGTTTTAATTCCATTCCATATATTGTTCCATACTGTTTTTATAGCATTAAGTACATTTGATATTGTATTTCTTATTCCATTTATAACATTACTTATTGTTGTTGTAATTCCATTCCATACATTGTTTACTACTGTCTTTATGCCATTCCAAATATTACTAAAGAATGTTGCTATTGCATTAAATACTGTTTGTACAATATTTAAGATACCGTTCCATATATTACTCAAGAAATCTTTTATACCATTCCAAATATTACTTACAGTATCTTTCATTCCTTGCCATAGGTTTTTAAAGAAATCACCAATTGCATTCCATATTTCTTGAGCTTTTTGTTTTATCCAATCCCATGTATCTTTTATAGCTTTTGTTACAGTATCCCAATTCATTATAGCTACTACAATTAACGCTATAACAGCAATAATTGCTACAATAATAGCAACTAACCAGCCTATACTAATTCCAAATGCTGTCGATACTGCCGTTGCTATTGGCATAACAGCATTATAAATTGCCATAGCAGTGTTATAAATACTTATTGCTATAGCAATAACTTTTATTGCAACTGCAATGCCTAATAAAAATTCAGCAACTATTGGATTTTCAACAAACCATTTAAATATATCTACTAATCCATTTAATATATCTAGAGCAATTGTTCCTATATTCTGTCCTATATTAGATAAAGCATCTATTAATGGTTGCCAATCTATTTCTGCTATTTTTTCTGATATTCCTCTGAATTTGTCTGAACAATTGTTTAACCAATTTTGAAAACCTTCGCTTTTTACTACATTATTTATTGCTGTTAATAAATTATTAAATGCATTTGCCAAGTTCTGTACTATTGCATCTCCATTACCATTATGATTCCAAGCATTTGAAAATGATTCTGCTATGTTCCCTATAATTGCTAAAATTAATTCTAATGATTTATATACAGTTCCGTTTGTAATTATCTTTTCAAAGCTTCCCCATACTGATGATATTAAACCTGTTACTTGTCCTGCTGTTGTTTTTATTTGTTCTACCAAAGCAGGACCATATTTATTCCAACTATCAACAAGTGGTTTAAAGAAATCATATAATTTTTGTGCCAATGGCGACATTTGATTTTCTATTCCTGACAAATCAAAACTTGGCGATGAACTTCCACCACTTCCACTATCTGAACTATCATTAGATTGTACATTATTAATTTCATCATGCACTCCTGCTAATTGCTTTGTTTCATTTTTCGCCTTTTTCGCACTTCCAGCCATACTAGCGTATGAACTTGCACTTGCTTTTGCAAATATATTTACTCTAAACAATGCATATATAACTGATTGGATTGCTTTCATCATATTATATACTAGGTTTGTAATATAAGTTATAGCTGGTGCTAATGCACTTCCTAGGGAATTTTTCATATAATTTATATTCGCACTTAATTGTTTAGCACCAGCATTTTGGCTTGATAACCATTTACTAGCACAACCACTTAAAGCACTATAAATACCTTGCAACGAAAAAAGTGCACCAGCATATTTTAAAATATGTCCTAGTCCACTTTTAAATCTAACACCAATACCTTTTATATGATTATTAATATTTTGTGTTACTTTTGAAAATTTTTGTCCTATTGCTGGTAACTTACTAAAAATATCTTTTATTTTAGAAATACCTGGTTTTGCTTGTTCTATTTTTTGTTTAAATCCTCCCAAAAAACTACTCAATTTATTTTGAGTAGTTGATGTTTTTGAAGTTTGTTGTTCTAGTTCTGCCATTTTGGATTTTGCACTATTTAACAATGCATTATATTTTTCAATTTCATTATTCAATTTATCACTTTGCTTAACTAAACTTTGATAATTTGTATTATTATCTAATTTTTTATATGTTTCTTGCTTTATTTGTTTATTTCCAGCTTCTGGCATTTCTTTTATTACTGATTGATTTGTATCATATCTTATTTTGTCTAATGCATTATTTGTAACATCTAACTTTAATTGTCGACTAGTTATTTTCTTTTGTAGACTATCTATTTCTTTTTCTATTTGTGTAATTTGTTTCTGTGCATCTTTATTATTTACTTTTATTGCAATTTCACTATTTTCTGAACTTTTTTTGAAATCTTCCATCTTCTTTTTCATAAAATTAACTGCTTGATGTAACTTGTTTGTCATTGCTTTTGTATCCACTTTTGAAAAAGCATCTTGTGCTTGTTTCATTGATTGTTTTATTGCTGGTATTATCTTTTGAAATTCTTTCAATGCTTCTTCTACTTTTGCAGTTACAATTATTTCTATTTCTTCTACTTTCATTATTATCCTCCTTTCTTTTTTTATATTTAACATAATAAAAAAACACCTACTCTATGTAAGTGTCTTCGTTTTATTCTTTTCTATCATATTTTGTAATGTATCTCTGTCCCATAATATTATTCCTGTGACTTTAGCAAGTTTTTGAGCATTATATGTAAATTTACTATTAGTTAATACAACTGCAATATTGCAACCATAATAATCTTTGCCAGACATAGCTTCTTGAATAGCATCATTTCCAACTTTTCCATTATACCTTTTACATTGTATTGCATATTTTACTTTATCTTTTTCTGCAATAATATCTATTCCATAGTCTATGCTTTTGGGTGTATTTATAACATTTTCATATCCATTAAATCTTAATAATTTAACACAAAATTCTTCAAATTCAAATCCATCAAGATTATCTATTAATCTAAAATCGCATTTATTTATAAAATCTATTTTTTCTTTTTCTGATTTTATTTTACTATTTAGAATTTCTAGTTCTTTTTGTAATTTTTCTTTTTCTTTTTTTAAAGTATTATTTTTATTTGATAATATGTCAAATGTCCTTTCTTCTCCTTTTATTGCTCTATTGATAATGTCTTCGTGTTCAGTAATTTGTTCTAATCTATTCTTTTTATCTTCTAATTTTATTATTTCTACACGAATTTTATTTTTATTTTTAATTAGTTGATTAATATTTTCTTGGTATTTACTAATTAGACTAAGAATTTCTTGGTTATTATTTATATATTTCTTAATTTCTTCTTTGCTTACTTCTAATCTCTAATCTCAAATTCTAGTCTTTCTTTAATTTTATGTAATTTAATAATTTCTTTTATTATTGGTTTTCCAAGAATTTGGACTACAACTTTTCTTTCCCATAAAAAACATATAGTAAAAATTATGAAGAAAAATAAAAAAATTGGGAAACTATTATTTATAAAGAGTGTACTTATTAATAAATTTAACAATCCCAATAATAAAACTAATTTTTCTTTTGTATTATGATTATTCTTCAATTTATCAACTCCATTTTATCTATATACTATTAATGTTCTTATTAAAAAAGCACTACCCATTGATTGAAACATAGTATTGTCTATTTTTATATCTATAATTTCATATCCATTTGATTGCATTTTTTCAATTATATTATTAATTTGAATAGTATACTTATTTTCACACTCTAATCCGTTTGTTGTTGATTTTGACATTGTATTAAGCATTATTATGTGCTTTTTTCCATCTTTTTGCTTAAGATATTTTTCTATATTTTTATATAAATTTTCAGTAGAATTTTCATACCCTTTATCAAATAATCCCATATTAAAACCTCCATTTCATTTATTATAAATAAATTATAGCACTTTCAATTATGCTTTTTTGTCGAATGTTGTCGAAAATAATATTTTTTTAATTTTTTTCTGATTTCATTATTCCTCTCATTCTTCTTATAATTTCTTCAGGAGATTGCATTTGTTGTTCTTCTTCCTTAAATAATTCTTTGTAATTTTCTCTAATTGGTACTATTTTAGGATTGCTACTCATACTATCTGCTCTTATAAGCTTATTTGTTACCGCTTCTTGTAAATTAATTTCACGCTTTAAATCATCAATTATTTTTACAAGATGTGTTTGACAATATGCATTTATTTCTGAATATCTACTATTCCAAAACTCATATGGTCTCATATCAAAATAGTAAGCTAGAGACTCTATTGAATATATTAATTCAACTAAATTATGAGCCTCTTTTATTTTTTCAACTATATCATTTAAGCCTCGTAACCTTGAAATCCCTGTTCTTGAAATTGTTTCTCTGCTATTTTGCTCATTGCACTTTCTGCTGATTTTTGAACTAAATCGTTCATATTCATTGTTGATAAAGGATTTGATGTCATTTCTTTTAATTCTTTCTTGTTCATTTTCTTTTTGAAAAAACCCTCTTCATTCAATGCCTCTGCAATCTTTCCATATAAATCATTTGCTGTTATTCCTTCTATTCTACATTCGTCCATAAAGTCATATACTTCATCTGATGATACAAATACACTTTTACCATCTTCGTTTTCTGCCAATTTAAATATTATTTTTGATAAAGCTTCTCTATCGCATATTGCATATGCTTTTGTAAATGCTTCTTCAAAATTTTTATTTTTTAGTAGATTAGCTATATCTACTATTTTTCTTGTTTTTAGTACTAAATTTATTGTTTTATTTTTTGTTTCTATAATCATCTTTAATTCTCTCCTTTGCAAAAGAGAGAAGGCTTATTCTGCCTTCTCAATATTATCATCTATTGTGCTAGTAACTTTCTTCGTCCTACTCCTAGCACTTAATGTAGAACTATTCTGTGGGAAATCCTTTACTTTCTGTTATTTCTGAGCTTCTATAAATTGTTAACTTTGATTTTAACATATCATCTATAGCAATTTCACTCATTCCTATATAACATGTACCTGTGAAGTACCATGTTAATGGTTTACCAGCTTCTGATGTACTTTCTGGTAATTGAATTGCCCAATAACCATTTGTTTTTGCTGTTTGTACAGCTTTTAATTCATCATATTGGTCTTCTTTAAATAATATTTCTATTTCTAGATTTTCTGCTTTTTGTCTTCCTTCTGCTTGTCTTTCATCCGGAATGTCTAAAGCACTATATGTTATTCCTTCTGGTGCTTTTAAAAATTCTGGTATGCTTTGTACGAAAGCTATTTGTTTTCTTTTTCCTGCTAATTTTAAATCTTCTAATGTATCAGCATGAAATAATTTAGTCATTGTACTTGTTTTTGGATCCATTTTAAATTCCTCCTATTTTATAAAATTTTATATAAACGAATTTGTTAATCCGTCATATTTAACTTCGAATGTCATAATCATTCGATATTTTTGTGTTATATTGTCATAAATATCTGATGTTGTATTTGTTTTTAAAAAATTATATTTAATTAATATTTGACTAATTTCTTCCATCATTTGCATAACTTTATATTTCTTATCTGCCCAACATTCTATTGATATTTGAAATCTTTTTTCTAAAATTTCTTGATTATATCTTTTGGTTGTACTTTCCAATGGAGTATTTAATACTATTGCTGGAAATTTGCTTTCTGTCGTTGGGTTAGATAATACAATTTTATACTTCAATGGTTCTAATTTTTCATATATCATTTTTGTTAATTGTTCTGTTGTAAAATTACTTATCATAATTTCCTCCATAGAAAAAAGAGCTTTCGCTCTCTTATTCTTCATATTTCCATATATATCCATAAGCAGTTTTTCTTTTTCCTTTGCATACTGAACAAATCAAACTTGTATTTCTTCTATTTCCTAAAATTTCTTGTGATGCATCTGAAATACAACCATACCTTTTAATTTCATTGCCTTTTATATCAAATTGAATAATTTTCTTAGCATTTGGAAAGTCTTTTCCTAGTATGTCTTTAAATGGTGTTGGATTTCTCTGTTTTAGTACATTATATCTATGGTTAATATTTTCTTTTGCTGTAACCCATTCTAAATTTTCAGCACTGTTATTTAATTTGTTACCATCAATATGATTTACCTGTGGAAGTTCATTAGGATTAGTAATAAATGCTTGTGCTACTAATCTATGGACTCTAAATTTACAACTAGGATTCTTTTTATTAGTATTACATAGAGTAACTATTTCATATCCAGCATAATCTATAAAAGTTTTTAAAATTTTTCCTTTTGTAGTCCTTCTAGGTAAACTTCTTACTCTTCCCAAATTACTAACCTGATATAAGCCTTCATAACCTTCTATATCTTTCCATATTTCTTCCATTATGCAACACCTCCAGCCATTTTCTTATTTGCTCTCATTAACAATACGAGTTCTTGCATTTTTTTACTCATTTCCTTTGTTAGTGTTCCTCTCATCCAAGCTTTATCATATTCTTCTGGTAATTGTTTCATTTCTTCTTGTGTTATAGTAATTGGAAAATATAAATCATCTAATTTTACTGTATTTATATCTCCATCTCTAAATGGTATAAATACTTTTGTTCTTATTTCAACATCTCCGTTAATATGTGTTATTTTCTTTTCTATTGTATAAGTTTCATATCTTTGTCCTATAAATTCTTTATCCTTTTCTACCTTATATTCAATTTTTTCCATAATAAAATACCTACCTTTCAAATTTTCTTTTAACTACTTGAAATTTAGGTATTCTATGTGTTATAATATTCATAGAATTACTTCAAGTAGTTCGTATTTGATACAGTGTTTTTAGTTTACCAGACGATGACACTGTATCTCTTTTTTTATTTATTTAAGTATTCAGAACATATCATTCTTACTAATGCTGCTAAAGATATACTTTTCTTTTTTGCCTCTTCTTGTAATTTTTCATACAATTCAGACGGCATTGTCATATTTAAAACTTTATCATTCATACTATCTCCTCCTATCTTGCTATTATTTTACTACAATTATAATAGTATGTCAATAGTATTTTCATAAAATTTCAATTTTCTGATAAACTTATATTTTATTATTTATTTACAAACTTGTTCTAACATATTATGAATTTCGTTTTGTACTTCTTTTACATTTTGTTCTCGTCTTTCAAATCCTGCTGGTCTCATAAATGGTTTTGCTTTAACACTATGAGCAATATAGAATTGTTTTCCATTTATTATCTTTATTGGATAATTTAAAGGATTTTCTACTTTATTAACTGGTATGTACCACTCTTCAAATCCGACTTTCTATGAAATGTTTTGTTTTTCCTATATGCGGTAATTGAGCAAAAGTACCTGTACCAAACTCTCTAAACCAACTCCAAGGCATTTTGTCTTGGTCAGTATGTATTCTTCCCTTTATCTCTTTTGTTTCTGTATTTACCATCTCACAAATAATTCCATTATTATTTGTTCCAATTAAATGTATTGCATATTCAGCTGTTCCTTTTATAGCATTTTCTACTCCTTGTTTTGCAGTTTGTGGTAGTTTCTGCATTATAGCATTTATATTTTTGAAATTATGTTTTACTTTTATATTACAATTAAAATTTATCATTGTATTTTCTCCATTCTATATACATAAGTGTTTCCTATTTGGTTTTTATCTAACACCTTATTTTCTGGAATAAACTCCTCTAATTTTGAGATATCTTTAAATGATATTCCATTGCCTTTTTGTATATCGTAATCTCTAGTCGTACGACCTTTATATGTACTATAATCCACTTCACCTGTTGATTTTCTGTCAAGTTCGTTGACATCTTGTTGCATATTTAACCAAGCTTGTCCTTTATATTTCCATACTTTATCTATCTCGCCATGGTCTTCTATTTCTTCATACTCTGATATATATACTTTTGTTAAATCTCGTAATAACATTATTTAATCCTCCTTAATCCAGATTTTATAATGTCACTTCTCAATTTATCTATAATATCTTCAAATGAGGTTGAAATAGAACCTTCATTGCGACTTGTTAAGCCTTCTGCACCTCTTGAAAGATATATTGCTTTTGTTGCTTTCTTAATATATGGAAATAACTTCTCATTATCTTTTTTTCTATTAGAAATATCAGAGGCAATAGAACTTACTTCCTCAAATATTTCATTTAATACATCTTTATCGTCTTTATAATTAGCTCCTAAATCAGCTATTATTTTATCTATATTGTTAGTTTTTTCCATTTCTATTGCCTCCTATTTCTAGGCCATTGAAGCAATTGTTGCTATTCCTGCTTTTTTAGCCTTATTTGCTGAATCAACTTCGACAATTACTATTTTTTGTCCAGTTGTTGCTGTGATTTCGTCTGTTCCATTCCAAGCTGTGTATCCAGATGTGCAAACTGCATCATATTCTGGCATTGTTGGATTTGCAGCTGCTTTATATTTATAGCTATTTCCAGAAGCTAAAGCTGGTGTAACAGTTATTTTTGTTTTTCCAGTTGATGTTCCTGCTACTGATGTTACAGTTAAGTTTGCAAGTTTAGCATCTGTTACATAGAATATTGTATCTTCCATTAAAGCTTTTGTTCCTTTATATAAGAAATCTTCTAATGCTACAGCATCATCAAATGGTACTTTCTCTGCTCCATATTCTGATACATAAAATGGTTGAGCAATAGCCCCATCCATCATTACAACAGCTTTTACACCGTCTGGTAATCTTGTTGATTCATAAACTCTAACAGAATCATACATACCAATTGCTTGTTCTTTTGGATCTGTTCCATTTGGTAAATCATCAAGAATTTTCTTTATTCCTTTTCTATATTCGCTATCTACTACAATAACTAATAAATCTGACTCTATACCATCAATAAAATCATTCTTTAAAGTTCTTGCTTTTTGTAATAAAGTATCAATTGTATCTTGAATGTTATCTTTTGCAGGTATTTCTGTTCCTTCTAATACTTTTGCAAAGAACTCTCTATCTAGGTATCTTATTATAGCTGATTGATGATTTACTTTTCTTTTTTCAGCCATACCATCGATACCATAAAGTTTTACGTCTTTTCCTTGTAATTCTTCTACAATTTCTTTATCTGTATCAATAACAACTTTTACTGGTTTAGCTTTTACTTTATCGCCTTTTCCAGCAGCTCTTGCAGTACCTTTGTCTTTTAATTCTGCATTTACAAATCTTTTATATTCAATTACTCCACCTTCTGGATTTCCAGAACCATTTTTGGCTTTTATTTGTTCTGACACTGCTCTTGCTGCAACATTTTCTAGTACTCCACTTAATACTTGTTTTAAATTATCCTTTGTTTTACCATCTTGTAACATTATATTTAATGCTTCTTGTGTAATTTCTCCCATTTTTAATTCCTCCTATTTTTTAATAACTTGCTCTAGCTATTGATTTGTTTCTTTCATTATCAATACCTAATTTTTGGGTTGGAGTATCTTCTTTTAGTCTTTCATTTACTGCTTTTTCAACAGCCTTATTAAAAGCATTTGAAACTTCTTCAATTTTTGAATTGATTTCCTCTGCCTTAACTGTTTCAAAGTTAAAGAAAGTAAGTAAAGATATGTCCAATCCTTTTTCACTTGCGATTTTTGTTGCTTGCTCTTTTAGTTTGTAAGCATTTAATTCTGCAAGTGCTTTTTCTTTGTCTGTTCTTTCCTTTTGTGCTTGATATTCAAGTTTTTGTTCTTTGTTCATTTTTGCTAGCTTTTCAGCTTCCGTTTTTTCACTGTTCATTATTTCTTCCCAATTTGCTTTAGCTGTATTTATAGCTTTCTGAACTCTTTTATCAAATTCTGCTTGATTCTTTCCATCTTTTAAGAAATCATCAAATGTTACAGGATTATTATTTGTTCCTGCATTATTTTCATTATTTGCTCCCACTGATTCATTATTTGCCCCAGCATTAGTATTGTTTTGATTATTGTCTTGTTCTTCCATCTTTTTCTCCTTTTGCCCCAGCCATTGCCTAAGCCCCAGCCATTGCATTTTTTATTCTGTTGTTCTTTATAGCCTGCAATCAGTAAAAAGGCATTAAAAAATAGACGTACGTCTACGTCTAAAAATTTATAATTATAAAATGTTAATAACTTATTTTTGATTTACACTTTCAAGGGTATCTCTTAATACCTTATCTGGTGTATCAATTTCATTTGCTGTTCTTGTTATTTCGTTCTCTATAATATTACAAAATAGTCCTACAAATGGTCTTAATATTGTAATTATAGTAAATATAATCCAATACGCAGTAGGCATTTGTAATTTAATGCTTAATATTAAAACTAATAACCACATGTTTTCCACCTTCTTTCTATAATAAAAGCACCTACTTTTTAAAGTAAGTGCTAAAATTTAATTTTCATTTTTTCTTTGTAATATTTTTCCCATTCTTCATATTGTTCTATGATTTCTTTAGGTGTATTTTCTTTCCATTTCCATGGTTTTTCTTCTCCTAGTGTATCTATTTGCCAATCCGTCCAAGGGTGTTCCATAGGCATCATATTAAATCATCCCTTTCATAACTTCTATTATGTTTTTGCTTAATAATGAAGCATTTTGTTTATTAGCATAATAATCTGCAAAAGCTTCAGCTATTATTTCTTGTCCTTGTTTTTTATAAGCATAACCTGAAATATTTCTTATTAGTAAATCTTTTTCTTTTATATCATTTACACCTATTTTATTCAAGGCTTTATTTAATATTTTATTTACTGTTATATTATTTTCGCTATCAAAAACTATTGCATTATTATTGTTATGATTTAATTTTTTTATTATTTCTGTTACTGCTATATGTCCTGTTTCATGTATTGACATGTCTTTATAAGTTGTGTTATTAGGATGAAAATGCTTCTTAACATCCATTTCATATAATTGTTTTGGAACTTTACCATTATAAAATTTATTTTTATTTATATACATTACATATGTTCCATCTTTTTGTAATTCTACTGCTAGTCCACCATTTGGATGGTCTATTTCTTTTATTTCTTTAATCTTTCCTCTTATATTTGGAAAATCATTATATACTCTACTCATATTGTTTAATAATTCTTTTAAAACTTCTTTATCTATATGCCTTGTATTCATTTTTTTAATATTGTATTTTTCTTTTATATCTTTTTCAAATTTTGTATCAAATATATTAAATTGTTTTTCTGTTTCTAACTCAATATGCTCATTATTAGAATTATACACAATTGTACTTCTACAATAGTGAAAGTGATGTTGTATTGGTGGGAGATTTAAGCCTAGTACTAATCCATTGCATCTAATTCTTTGTACTGTTAATTCTTTTTGCGTCTCACCATAATATCTATCAAATACATTTTCTTTGTTAATATAAAACTCTTGATTATTTAAACTATCACACATTAGAGTTGTTTTGTCATCTTCTACTGCAATAAATCTAACTTTTGAATTATCTTCCGTTACTTCTTTTATTCCTTCTACCTTTGCTAGATTATTTAATCCAATCATTTGCAAATCTGCTGCACCTGATATCTTATCATTATTTATATTAAGTTTTTGATTATTTTGTCTATTTATTATTGTTTGAAACTCACTAGAATCGATTTCTAGGTCTTTTTGTTGTTGCATATTTAGAATTGCTTGTTTGTATATTTGTTGTGCATTATACTGTATTGTTGCTTCAATGTATTGTTTCCAATTAAATCCACTATAATTTGGTTGGTCTAATAATGCAAGAAATAAAGCCATCGTTAATATTGATGGCTTTTTCTTTTTATTTACTTCTTTTTGTCCGTTCTTCATAGTAATAATTTATGTCTTCATACATTATTTGTTTTTCTTGTTCTTCTAGTTTGCTTTGTTCTTCTATATATGCACTATAAACAAGCAGTTCTAATATTTCACTATTTTTTATTCTTGTTCTTTTATAAATATTGTTTGCTAATACAGTAAAGTAATTATTATTTTTTAATAGTCCTTGTTCTTTCCACTGTTCTATATATGTATTTATTCTTTTTTTAGTCTTATTATCTGCAATATTATAGATGTTTTCTGTTGTAAAATTAAATGTATCAAATAGTTCTTGTAGTCTGTTTTGAGTTTGTTTTGATGTCTTGTTGTATAATTGTTTTAATTCTTGCATTTTTGTATCGTGATAATTCCATATATTCATTTTTATACCTTCCATATTAAACAAATAAACATGCCAAGCAAAATATATATATAAATCTTGACATGTTTATATTTGTAATTTCTTGTACGAATCCTTCTATTATT